AGAGGGAAGAACAGAGACGAAGGGAAGAAGAGAAGAAAGAAAGGGAGAGACGGAGAGAAGAAGAGACGAAAGAAAGGGAGAGACGGAGGGAGGAAGAAAAGAGGGAAGAACAGAGACGAAGGGAAGAGCGGAGGAGAGAGCGAGAAGATTCGGTCGTTCGTCGTGCTGCAGCATCCCTTGGGATGACTCCCGAAGATGTTGAGCATCTCCTATCTCGTCTTCGATCACAAACCGATGATGATCCTTCCTTCCCCAGGCAGCCCCTGCTTGATGCAGCTCGTGCGGGGTCATCTCAAGATGTTCGTCGAATTCTTCAAAGATTTCTTGGTCGGAGGTCGTCAACGACCGTAGAGGTGTCACCAACGGTATTCAAAGATTTGTCGGGACGGTATCGCTGGTTGACGGTTTCGTCAAATCGATATCAAGATCGAGAGAAAGAGATCGTCAGTGAAGAAGCTCTTCGAAAGGATGTAGAGTATGCTGACGATCTCGGGGTTGAATCATACGGTCCCCTTCGATGGTGGCATCTCGGGACCTTTTCATTCAAAGACGTTCGAGATTGGCGTACAGTTGTCGCCGGTCCGGGAGTCGATCTAGGGAGGTGTGACTTCAACGCCGTCGTTGACGGCTTTCTAGTCGAATCCGGGACTTTCTACGATGACCGAATCGGTGAGTGGGCCAGTCGTGTTGCCGACAAGCTCCAGGTCTCACTCGGGTTCTCCCACCCCCCTGACGAGCCACGGGACGGGGTCTACTATAACATTCGTCGATTTGAACGCAGTCTCCTCCCTCGAGGGAGAGCGTCAAATCCCTATACATCGGTTTCAATCACCGCTAAGGAGGGTGAAATGGTTCTAAGTTCTGAGAAGCTTGCTGAATTGCAACGTCTGGGCTTCCCCCAAGATGTTATTGACAAGCTGATCGAATCTCTCCAAGCTCAGTCGAAAGAGCTGGGAGAACAGGGAATCACCTTCAAGGATGTCGACGATGCCCTGACAGCTCTCTCTGAAAAGGTCTCAGAGCTGAAAGAGAAGGCTGACCCCTCTACTTCCGTGGGGGCGGAGGGGTCGGAGTCGGGGGCGGAAGAGGGTGATGTGAAAGAGTTCGTCGGTGACTTGACAGTCGAGGAGTTCTTTGACCGTGTTGAGCAGGTCGTCCATTCAGCTTTCCGCTCGGTGCTGTCTGAGATTCAATCAACCCTCTCCGAGATGGATGCTCGTCTGCAGGAGATGGGGTATGCTCGTCAGAAGGAGAAGGAGGTCTCGGAAGATGACCTTTCTCGTCTCCTGGCTCGTATCAAAGAGCTTGAGGAGGAGATTTCGTCACTCCCTCGGGCAGGGCGTCACCGTCCGTCCACACGGTCGGACAACGTTATCCAGCAGAAAGGTCAGCCCGACGGGGCCGAGGTGTCTCCCCTGTCGTGGGTAAGGACCTTTCTTGAGTCATAGACGGTCGACTTCCCTCGAGAGTGTGGATTGAAACAATCATAAACGTTCGACATCGGAATCAGGAGATCAAACATGACGGTACTATCATCTACACCGGTTGCCCAGAAGGCTCCCCCTCCCGTGCCGGGGGGCGAGTGGGCACACGGTCCTCGAGGATTGTTCAGCCAACCTGCATTGGAGCGTCCTCTCTACTCGGCCGTTATCACCCCGTTTATCGGGCTGCAGAGTGTTCTCCCCGTTCGGGGGACAAACGTCACCGACCCCCTGTACGGGATTATCACCGGTGTCACCCCCACGACCGGGAATGAACCGGTTGGGGTGTGTGATGACCCGCCCACCGCAGGAGTTGTCAAGCTCTGCTCTCAGTACTACGTCTTCGGACGAGAATCTCGTCAGACGACCGTTCTTGACATCTCTCGGGGACAGCGGTTGACGTCTCGGGGGGAGCATACGGACTTCATCGTCTTCGGGACCCCCATGGGAATGGAGGGGAACCCTCTTGTCCCGTCTCTGGGGGCCCAATTCGGGGGGATTGCGAATGACGAGATGACCAAGCGGATGGTCGAATGGATGGTTGCTTGGTCTCGAGACTTTGCCCGTGTGCTTTACATCGGTAACCCGTCAAACAACACGGCCGGGGGAGGGTATAAGGAGCCCTACGGCCTTGACTTTATCTTGAACACGGGCCATCGAGATGCAGAGACCGGTCAGCTGTGTCCTGCGGCCGATCCGATCATCCGTTCGTTTGGGAATCGGAACATTACGACAACCCCTGGAGCTGGGGCAGATCTTGTTCGCTTGATTTCGTACATCATGCGAAACCTCCACTGGAACGCGGCCAACATGAACCTCGCTCCCGTTGAGTGGGTCATGTCGATGCCGTTCGGGCTCTTCTATGAGCTGACGGAGATTTGGCCGATTGCCTACTCGACGTATCGGGCGAACAATATCCCGGCGGGGTCAACCCAGTTTGTCGACTCTATGGTCATCGAACGCATGAGAGACGAGATGCGGGGGGATCTCGGTCGTCGTGTTGGTCAATATCTCTTAGTTGATGGTCAGAGAATTCCCGTGATCCTCGATGATGCAATCGTTGAGACCTCTCTTTCGGATGCAGCATTCTCATCGAGTCTCTACATCATCCCACTCCGTGTCTTGGGGGGACGGGAGACGACCTTTATCGAGTATCTCAACTACAACACCCTGGGAGTGCTCCCCCTTGCAGCCGAGTTTGCTCCGGGAGGCTCGTTCACGGTCACGGACAACGGTCGGTTCTTGATCCACCGGAAGCCCCCCACGAACTTCTGTACACAGATCGTGGGACTCACCGAGTGGCGTGTGGTCTGCCTGACCCCCCACCTTGGTGCTAGGGTCACGAACATTGCATTCACACCACTGATCCATGAACGGTCTGGGTTCCCGGACAGCAACTACTTCGTTGACGGAGGAGTCACTCAGGGATACGCTCCGTCGTACTTCGGTCAGCCGGTCTAATGGAGCTGTCGAGCAACATCTTGATCATCGGGGGATGCTGGGACTGGGACGTGCCATTCTCATCGGGTGGTCGTTCCAGCTTACCGTCCCAGATTTGGTTGGGATTCTCCCCATTTGTCCTCAGATCCCCCGAGATCAATGCTTGTCTCTTGGAGTTGATGATGTATGTCAGCTGAAGTAGACATCCAGGTGTTTGGGTCATCCGGGATGCTCGGGCAGTCTGTGATTCGAGCTCTTGAGCGTCGGGGGATTCGATATGAAGCAACTCGGGGGGACATTCTCCTCCTCTCCGAGAGGGATATTCGAGCACCCACGGTGATCAACTGTGCGGGGATTACCCACCCGTCGGCCCTCCCGTCAACACTGTTTGCGGTCAATACCGCGGGGTCTATCCATCTCAGTCGACTGTGTGACTCAGTTCGAAGTAGAGTTGTGTATATCTCAACGGATGCAATTTTCAGCTCTCCTGGGCCACACTTCGAGGATGACCCGCCGTCTCTGCAGACCGTGTATGCTCGGTCGAAATTGTACGGGGAGATTACTTACCCCCCACACGTGACCCTTCGAGGGTCCTTCGTGGGTCGGGAGAAGGGGGTAGTAGAAGACCTCCTCCAGGGGAAGGCGGTTCGGGTCAGCCGGAATGCGTTATGGTCTGGGATGTGGGTTGACGAGTTCGCCGAATTGATCGTAGACGTTGCTTGTCGTCCCGAGATTACCGGTCTCCTCCATGTCCCGGGACACGGGCAGAGTCGAATTGATCTCGTCACGTTCTTGAAGGGTCGGCTTCGAAGTCGAAGCCCATTGATCGTCGATGACACCGTTGTTTGGGACCGTCGTCTTCAGTCGCATTTCTGGTCATCGTACGGCCTTCCCACCCCCGGACCTTTCTCAGAGCAGTTTGATCGTTGGGAGGGACGGTAACGGTGACCACCCGTCATACATATATCACAGACGACTATGAAGATCTTCATCAATCCTACCTATGTTGGAGCTGACCAGGCTGACGGAGGGATTCGACGAGTTGTCGAAGCTCAGATCGAATTCTTCCCTCGCTTCGGTCATTCCGTGGTCTCGTCGGCCCGAGATGCTGATGTGATCATCAACCATGGGACTCTTCGAGCAGAATCACCGTCAGCCTTGATCATTGCCCACTGCCACGGGGCCTACTGGGAGGAGTATACCTGGCCCTCGTGGGCCCTCGAAGCGAACCGTCGAATTGCAGAGAATTTCGAGATTGCCGACCACCTGGTTGTTACATCTCGATGGGTCCAACGAGCGATAGCTCGAGGGGTCTGCCTTCGCTCAACCGTTATCTACCACGGTGTCCGCCCAGAGGAGTGGGAGGTGCCCTCGTCTCCTGGGAGCTATCTCCTATGGAACAAATCTCGAACGGACCCTGTGGCGGACGACACGGTCGTTGCACAACTTGCTGTTCGACTCCCTAAACGGGAATTCGTCACCACCTTCTGCCCGAGACCCCTTCCCAACGTTCGACAGACCGGAACGATGTCGTACGGGGAGATGAAGAAGTTCGTCCAGCAGGCGGGGGTCTACCTTGCAACAACTCGGGAGACCTTCGGGATCGGGACCCTCGAGGCTCTGGCTTCCGGGGTTCCCGTGGTGGGGTGGCGATTTGGTGGGCAAGAAGAGATCATCATCCCCGGGGAGACGGGGGAGCTGGTCGAGTATGGTGACTACGATGGCTTGGTCGAAGCAATCGAGAAGGTCTTTGCCCATCGGTCTCGTTACTCTCGAGCAGCACGTCAGGATGTCGAGTCTCGATGGGGTTGGGAAGACAAGATTGAGGCTTACTCTCAGCTCCTTGAAACGTTGTCACAACGCAGACATGGCCCGAAAGTCTCGGTAGTCATTACCAACTACAACCTCGGGCGGTTCTTGGGAGATGCAGTGTCATCGGTCCTTGAACAAGAATTCTCAGACCCTCGAGGGATTGAGTTGATCATCGTTGATGATGGTTCGACGGACGAAGACTCTCTTGAAGTGTTGTCAGCTCTCGAACGTCGAGATGACATCACCGTCTACCGACTCCCCCAGAATGTCGGACTTCCACTGGCACGGAACGTCGGGGCTTACCTAGCACACGGTGAGTACCTGATGTTCCTAGATGCTGACGACCTTCTCGAGAGATTCGCCATCCAGCGTTTGGTCGACGTACTTGATCGACATCGAAATCTCCACATCACCTACGGGGGGATTGACATCACGGATGAGACCCTCTCGTCCCGACGGCCTTCTCCTTGGCCAAGGGACTTCAGCTGGGTCCAACAGATGAGTCACCTCAACCAACTCCCGTATGCTGCATTGTGGCGTCGTGAGGCTTTCCTCTGGACCGGAGGGTATCGGGAGAGGGATTGGCGAGCAGAAGATGCAAGCCTGTGGTGTCGAGCTACATCGTACGGTCTTCGGGCTGCTCGAGGGACGGAGTCAACGACACTGATCTACCGTCTACGGAGAGACAGCAAGACACAGGTCGAACGTGCCATCTTCTCCGATTCCGACGGAGATTGGACGGCATGGTACCCCTGGAGGACCGGTGCAAGCAATGCTCAGGAGGGGGAAAAGCTGGCCGATCCCAGACGAATCTCCCATGCTCTGGTCCCGTTCGGAGCTCCTCGACTCTCTAATCGTCCCTGGCCGATCCGTCACCTCCAAGAACCGGCAGTTTCGGTGATCATCCCGGTCGGTCCCGGACACGGGAGGTACCTGGTTGATTGTCTAGATAGCCTCTTAGCCCAGACTCTTCAACAGTGGGAAGCCATCGTGGTTGTCGACGGAGACCCGGTAGCAACCTCGGTCCTGCTCAACTACGTCTGGGCTGACGTTGTGGTCTTAGACAACCCCCCACGGGGAGCGGGGAGGGCACGGAATGTGGGTATCAAACGTGCTCGAGCCCCCCTCCTCGTGTTCCTTGATGCAGATGACATCCTCCACCCTCGAGCTCTTGAACGATTCTTACAGGTGTACGTTGAGCATCAGGGGTATGTCTACAGTGATTGTCAATCCCCTCGAGATCCCAAGAAGCTGGATGGGGGGATGATCTACCATCCAGCAGCTGACTATGATCGAAAACTGTTTTTGTCAAGTGGTTATCGTCTCGGGTCTCCGGGACGACATTCGGTAACTTGTCTTGTAGCTCGAGAAGATGCCCTTGCCGTCGGGGGATTCGATGAAGACCTTGACAAACTTGAAGATTGGGAATTCTACCTTCGCCTGGCCGTCCACGGGGTCTGTGGGCATCGAATTCCAGAGCCTCTCTTGACATACCGGCTCCATACGGGAACTCGTCGCCCCGAATCCGGGACGACCCCGATTGAATTCAAGATCTTAGAAGAACGATATTCGTCGAAGGTTTCCGAGGGGGATATGCCGTGTTCATGTGGTTCAGGCGGAGACCGGGCTGTTTCCCGGGCCCGGATGGCACTGTCCGAGATCCAGTCTCAGGGGACTCAGACATCCAGGTCTGGGTTTTGGGAGGCAGATCCGGTCCTCTTAGAGTACGTCGGGGACCAATTTGCTCCAGTCGTTTTCCGTGGTCCCATCTCTCGTCGCTCGTACCGTGCTGGACGAGAACAGAGTTCTCGAATCGTCCAAGTTGATCCTCGAGACGTAGACGGTCTCCTACGTACGGGACAATTTGCGAGGTACTCAAATGGCTAACTTCTTGATTCGAGTTCTCGCGACTTGGAGGCTGACGTCGATGATCACCGACGAGGAGGGGCCATTCGGTATCTTCTCGTCTATTCGACAAGCCTTAGGGGGTGAGTCTCAGAAGACCTGGTTGGGTCGTGGGATTGTCTGCCACTGGTGTGTCTCGATATGGGTGAGTGGGTTGCTCAATGCTGATCATGATCTACGGGACATTCTTGCCATCTCTGCAGGTTCGATCATTCTTGACGAGCTCCTTGCCCGGAGGTTGATGAGATGACACCACCCACTCTTGTCACACTGGAAGAGCTTCGAGAGTTCCTCGACTGGAACCCGTTCCACTTCTGGGGTCTCTCCGACCAAGAGGCTCTTCGAGTGACATCAGCTTGTGACCCTCGAGTATTCCAATTCAGCTATCAATCTCCCGGGAGTCGACTGTTGGGTCGGGCAGAGATTCTTCGAGCAATCTCTTCGGCGGAGGAGAAGCTCGAAGACTACCTCGGATTTTCTGTTGCTCCCAGATATCGAGAAGTCACCCTCTCGTGGCCTCGTCTTCGGGACCGTCGCCTCCAGCACCACGGGTCGGTGGGGGTGGACGGCCGCTGGAGGTCTCTCCAACTCCCTGGAGGGTACGTCCAAGCGGTTGGTCAAGAGACCTTCACCCCGGTGGTCGAAGGTGTCCCGATCTCCTGGAGGGATCAAGACGGTGATGGGTATCTCGATACCGGGGTTGTCGGTCCGATCACGACGTCGCTCCCTCCATCCGAACTCTGCATCATCTTTTCTGAGAGTGAGAGGTATGACTCGTCACAACCCCTGGAGACGTGGGAGATTCGGCCTAAGACCGTCTACTCCTCGGGGACCGGGGTGACCATCTCATTTCGACGATGGCTTGCGGTCAAGCCCAGAAGGTACCAAGGTATTTTACCCTTGTCCCTTGACCCCCAAGACCCATCAATTTTCCCGGTCACCGTCGATGTCTACCGACGGTGGATCGACCCGGATCGTCAAGGGCTCGTATTCTGGGACTCTCGACCAGCCCCCGGATCCGACCCGGTCGGGGTGTTCGCTGAGCAGATTCGAGTTGGGATCCATGACCCTGTCGTCGGGGTGGTTACCGTGGCTCCTGCAAGGTACGATGCTGAGTCGAGTCGGTGGGCATCCCTTCTGGGAAGACCTGAGCCCGATCGAGTATTCATCCGATACCTTGCTGGCTTCCCCCGAGATTCCCACGGTCGAGTAGCTTCGTCTCTTCGAGAGGCCGTAATCCTCTTGGCCATCGCAGAAATGATCCGTCCAATCTGTGGGTGTGACGAAGCCAATCGGATTCTGTACCACTGGCAGTTCGACCTAGCCCGGACCACGGGAGCAGATGCACAGTTTGCAATCTCAACAAAAGCTCTGCAAAACCCGTTCGGGACCCGTCGGGGGCACGTGGCCGCCTGGGAGAGGGTCGAATCGTTGAGACGTACATCATCAATCCTCGTGTAAGGAGATTGACATGCCCAACAACCCTGAAGCCGATGAAATCATAATGCAACGTCAGCTGAGGGCGTACACCCAACGTGGGGGCCCTCGACCGGATGCTCCCGTGAGGTACGGTGGAGTCAACGAACAGTTTATCATGTTCGGGGACGTCACCAATGCTCAGCGAGGCTCCTTCACTCCCGTGTGGTGGGTTGACCCATTAGCTCGAGACAGGTACCGGCTGATCGCACAACAGGTCTCACCCCCCGAAACTCCGAAAGCAACAATCTCTTTCGCTCGACGTCGAGGAGGGATTTCCTGGATTGTCGGAGATCTCAGCTGCCCGGTGAATTTCTACGAACAAGCGTTGGGCTGCGGTGCTGCAGGAGACTTCCTCTACGGCTGGTCCGACTTCCTTACGATCTACAGCAAGGGTCTTGCCGGGTCTCGGTCGAGTAAGTCTCGATCAACCCGAGTCGATGATAACCCTCTGATGGATGATGTTGAGTTCTCGTTCTCAGCAATCTATGACATCGGGGGACTTTCGTTCCGAGAAGTTGCAGGGACAGCGATTGAACGAAAAGTTGTTGATGTGGCCTTTGCGCCAGGTGGTGCCTGTTCGAACTGTGGAACTCCCTCCGATGGGACGACTCGTCTATATGCCCTGATAGCTTCGTCTGGGTCTGGGTCTCCCGGGATCCCTGCAAAAGTCGTGTGGACCGTTGATGGGATAACCTTCAACGACGTGAATATCACGGGGTTGGGGGGGACGGTGACCCCGACAGGGATTGACATCGTTGGGAACTTTGTCGTAGTCATCGATACTGTCAACAAGGGGTACTGGTATTCAGAGATTGACCGCTGGACGGGAGCACCGACCAGCTGGGCCTTCGTCTCTGCAGGGTTTGATGCGGATTCTCCCCCGACGGATATCTTCGTGGCGGGCCCGAACGAAGTCTACTTCTCAGCCCACGGGGGGTACATCTACCGCTCTCGAAACATCCCGGTTGGTGTGACCCCGATCTATTCGGGGAGTGCAACGGCTGAGCCCCTGACACGGATCGCCGGACATGGCTCGACCCTGGTTGCTGTGGGGGAGGTTGGGACAATCCTACGATCCATGGATAGGGGGAGTACTTGGACGAGGATATTCTCACCGACAGGCGGGAACATCACTGCTGTCCAAGTCCTCGACCACTTCCTCTACTGGATCGGGGACGAGGCCGGGGGTGTCTGGTGGACGGCACAGGGAGGTCAATCGTGGAACTCCCTAACTCTCCCGTCGGTCCGGGCGGTGGACGACATCCTCTTCGTGACGGATGAAGTGGGATACCTCCTTGCTCGAGCACCGAACCTTACCACAGCTCGTCTCTGGACCACGTTCAACGGTGGAGCCGACTGGAGTGCATCAAACATCGAAGGGAATCCTCGAATCTTGAACTTCCCGGCCTTCTCTCGAGGGACCCGCCTGGCGGCCCCACGAGGAGTCCCGGAGGTGACAGCAGCGAACCATCTTGCAATCGGGGGTCTCAGTGCAGACGGGGTCGATGGTCGTCTCTATATTGGCTCTGCGAATGTGATCTAAGGGTCTACTCTGAAGTGAAGTCTGCTAGTCTCCCCATACCTTGGATAGGGGAGACAAGCAGACTGGAGATGAGGAGGGTCTAATGACATCTGGGAGGCGAGCTTCTGAGCTTGAGTCATTCACGTTCCCCGACAGTGGGATTACCGTTCACCTACGTCGAGTTGGACCTAGAACCATTGAACAAATCGTAGCTCGAGTTACTCGTCAATACCAACGAGACCACCCCCGCCCCCGTCCCCCGATGGTCTCCGTGATCGTGGGGGAGTCGGAGCAGGTTCTGGAGCCCAACGTCAATGACCCTGACTATCGAGCACGACTTCGAGAATGGGAGACGGGACTCCAGACACAGCAAGCAATCGCAACGATGAGGTTCCTGGTCGACTACGGGATTGTTGCTGATGTCGACCAGGAGGCAGTTCGAGCTCTTCGGGAGGCACTGAGCCCAGAAGATCTCATGACAGAAGACGGGAAGCCGTATACGGATCATCAAGTCTACGTTGAGCATGTGTGTATGATAAGCCCTCGAGACATCCAGGCAGTTGTGTCGGCCATCTTGGGGATCTCACAGCCATCAAATGACCGGGTTGAAACACTGGTGGACCGATTTCAATCTAACACTTGACGGACAACGTCTCCGACCGAATCGTCGGGGCCCAACACTGAGGATGTCGTTCACCCTTGAGTGGGCTCTGACAGCACAGTGGTGGGGATACAAGCTCTCGGAGTTCGAGGAGCTCCCGGTTGAAGAACAAGAGTATCTCATCGCCGTCTATCGGGCTCACCAGATGATCCAGAGTTTGTCACATGGCACTGCCTAAAGTCGGTATAGAACTCGTCGTACATGGTCTCTCGGAGTACCTCTCAGGGCTCAGGAAAGGGACTGAGGCCGTCCAGGGGTTTGGTGATACCGTCTCGCGTCAGTCATCGAAGATTGACGGATTTCGAGAGATTACAATCGGAGCCCTTCGTCAAATTGGAGCTCTCAGTGTCGAACTTCTCGGGTCAGCAGCCTCATCGTTCATTGACCTCAGTCGAAGTGGCTTCGAGGCCGTCAAGTCCTACGAGACACTCTCGAAGTCACTCGAGGCCCTAACTGCACGAGAACTCCTCAGAGCCGGGGCCGCCAAGGACATGACAGAGGCCATGGAGATGGCGATCCCGGTTGCACAGGAGAATATCCGATGGCTCGAGCGGCTGGCAATCATATCTCCGTACGAGGCAGAAGACATCGCCGGAGCCTTTCGACTGGGTGCTGCATTGGGGTTCACCTCTGACCAGTTGAAAGAGCTCATTTCTCGAACGGTTGACTGGGGAGCGGCCACGGGACAATCGGGGGCAGCAATTGAACGAGTGATGCTTGCCCTCGGTCAAATGAATACCAAGGGCAAAACGACCGGAGAAGAGATGCTCCAACTGGTCGAAGCAGGTGTCTCGGCCTGGGACTACCTTGCCCAAGCTCTCGGCACGACTACACAACAAGCACAAGAACTGGTCTCAAAGGGGCTGGTCCCAGCAGAGTTTACTATTCAAGCCATCGCTAGTGGGCTGGGGTATGATTTCCGGGGAGCTGCAGAAGCTTCGGCGGAAACCCTCCAGGGATTGACTAGTTCGATCAGAGACCTTGCCAATCGGGCCCTTCGAGAAGCCTTTACTCCAGCCCTACAGGCGATCCAGCCATACCTTGTCCAGCTTGTTGACCTCTTGGGCAGTCCTGCTTTCTTGTCGACCGTCTCCGCCATCGGGTCTTCGGTCGGGGTATTCGCGAAGCGAATACTCGAACTTGCTGAGGGGATTGCCACGGCACAGGACCCTCTTCAAGCTCTACTTGACGTCGTCTCCCTCCTCCACCCCGTGTTGGGGTTGGTCATCAAATCTGCTGTCGAGATCATTTCATATTTCATCGAAATGGCCTCCGGGGGAGACCAGGTCCATCAATCTCTATCCAACCTCCCCCGACCAATTCAAGCTGTAGTTGGTGTCCTGGGTCAGCTGATCTCTTGGATCGGAGACACGATCCAGGTCTTCAAGGATGCCGAAGACTCACATCAGAGTTGGGCAGGGGTTGTCTCTCAGGCTGCATCAACGGTTCGGGACGTGTCTCGGGCAGTGTCGGACTTCCTCCAAACGGTCTTTACCTTTATCGGAGATTTCATTCGAGACCATGGGTCGGACATCTCAGGAACGTTAGTAACTGCCTGGCAACAAATTGCCGAGATCATTACCCTGACTCTCCGAATTGTCCAAACGGTTGTTACATCGGTGCTTGACGGAGTCACGTCATTCATTCGATCGAACCAAGGGGGGATCACGTCGATCATCCGCACCGCCTGGGATGTCATCTCTACCGTCATCCTTGAGGCACTGACGTTGATCGAAGGGGTCTTGACGGCTACCCTCCTGGTGATCCAGGGGGATTGGCGTGGGGCCTGGGATGCTATTATCTCAGCAACACGCAACCTCCCCCGACCGATCCAAGCTGTAGTTGACGTCCTGGGTCAGCTGATCTCTTGGATCTGGGACACGATCCAAGTCTTCAGGGATGCTGAAGACTCACATCAGAGTTGGGCAGAAGTTGTCTCTCAGGCTGCATCAACGGTTCGGGCTGTCGTCCAAGCGGTGTCGAACTTCCTCCAAACGGTCTTTACCTTTATCGGAGATTTCATTCGAGACCATGGGTCGGAAATCTCGGAAACGTTAGTACCTCTCTGGCAACAAATTGCCGAGATCATTACCCTGGCTCTTGAGATTGTCCAAACGGTTGTTACATTGGTCCTTGGGGAAATCTCGTCATTCATTCGGTCGAACCAAGGGGAGATCACAACGATTATACGCGCCGCTTGGGGGGTCATCTCTAGCGTCATTCTTGCGGCCTTGACGTTGATCAAGGGGATCCTGACAGTTGTCCTTCGGGTGATCCAGGGGGATTGGTCTGGAGCCTGGGATGCTATCGTCTCAACAACATACGAAGTTGTGTCATGGATCGAATCAGCACTCACCAGTCTTCGCCCCGTGGTTGAGTCCGCCTTCCGAGCTGCGACCAGGGCTGTCAGGCAGGTCTGGGACGGTCTCGTTCGAGAGGCCGGGTCTCTGGGTCGTCGTCTTGTCGAAGGGGTCGCCGACGGGGTACACAAGACCGGGTCATGGCTGGCCGAACAAGTTCGAGCCGCTCTCCAATGGGCCCTCGACGAAGCAAAAGCTAGGTTGGGGATCCGGTCACCGTCTCGGTACACTGCTCAAATCTTGGGAGTCCCCCTAGCAGAAGGGATTGCCCAAGGGATCTTGGAGACTCAAGCAGTAGTCTCTCGAGCACTTCAGAGAGTGATGGTCGACTCAACCCGAGACTTGAACGTGTCAAGGTCGTCAAGTATCGAGCAGTCGTATACGTCGAACGTCTCGTATACCTACAACTATGCTCCAACCTACATGGGAGGGGCTCCACCGGTTGATGTGTCATTTGACGTAATCCGACTTTCTCTCGCAGGAGGGTATTGATGATCATTCCTCCCGTCCCTGAAAGTCCCAGACAGGGGCCATTCGTCCAACCTGGGGTGTGGTTCATCGCCGTCCCAGAACCTCGAGAAAACTTGGTAAACAATCCATCGGCGGAACTTTCTCTAAACAATCTTTCCGGGTTCGGCGGATCAACCCTCGATCGTGTTACCGACCATTCACGGTTCGGAGCATATTCGGTCCGTGTGACTGATGGAACCACGGGACATGGGCTGATCTATGGAACGACGACTGGGCTCTCTATCGAGGCCGGTACCTGGGCAGCAAGCTGCTGGCTCTTGGGTTCCCCGGGGCATCGGTATGCTCTCGCAATCACCGATACGTCGAACACCCCCCTAACGGAGACAGTTGTCATCGGGAACGGGCGATGGCAATACCTCTCACTTGTTCGACATGAGCGAGATGAGGACTTTACTGGTCGACTCCTGGTCCGGTGTCTAACCCCCTCCTCACCACCATTCTTTGTGGATGGTCTTCAATTTGAACGCTGTGACATCCTCCCCGGACCGTCCACCTACATCGACGGAGACCAGGTCTCTCCGACAACATCTCAAGAATACTTCTGGACCGGGACTCCCCACGAGAGTACCTCCCTTCGGCTTGAAACTTGTCGAACCGGGGGAGTACTTGTCGACCTCACATCCCTCGGGTTGACGGTTTTGTCTCAGGTCGGTCTAGATGCGCCAGTCTACCAACATCACCTCTCGAACAAGTCGAGTCTCCCGGGGGCACACTTCTCGTCAACATCCCTCCAGACTCGATCGTTTTCCCTTGTGTGCCGACTCCACGGCGGGAGTACCGTTGAGCTCCAACGGTTGAAACATCGATTGATCAATCTCCTTGTTCCGGGAGACTGGCGAGACCCTTGGTGTCGTCTTGTATTCGAACCACGGGGAGACCGGGGAGAGGTTGTCGGGGATCGGATCGAAATCTTCTGCCTATACGCCGGAGGCCTCGAGGGGAACCAGTCAAACCCGATCTCCGAAACGGTGACCCTCCAGTTCATCCAGCCGGACCCCCGATTCAAAACGGGGTCTCAAGGGCTATTCCAGTCAAGATCGACACCAACAGCCCCGAGACCCGGGTTCTTCTACATCTTCAACCTTGACCGGAAACGGTGGCCCGTCCAGGGATTTCCCCCCACACTTGGGCCAAACGGTCCTGTTAGAAAGATCCGCTGGGATGAGTTCGACCAGAGCCTCGTCCTGGGGGGAGCATTCGACAGTGTTGGGGGTAACACCATTCGAGCACTTGTTCGTTTCTCCTTTACCGAGGGGTTCACCGCCATCGGGAGTGGGACTCACTTCCCGTCAGGGGGGTACATCAACGACCTTCTCTGTCTCCCGAATGGAGACATCATCGTGGTCGGGAATTTCTTAGATGCTGGGGGGTCAGCCAACCGTGACTACATCGCCTACTACCGTCGAAGTGACAATTCCTGGATTGACGCAACTTCAGGGACCCCGTTCAACGGTGAGATCACTTCGGTTGCTTGGGATAGCCTTCAAGAGAGATTCTTCGTCGGGGGAGTGTTCACCCAACCGGTCCCATACTTAGCCCAGTTCCAACTAGGGTCTCCTCCAACTCAGGTCGAGACTCCCAGTCCCAATGGGCCGGTCTACTCCGTCTATGTCGATAAGAGGAATGAACGTCTCTACGCATCAGGTGAGGTGACCAACATCTTCACTCGAATCGGCTGGCACGACATTACTCCAGAGTCTTTCGGGTGGAACCAGATGGGGAGTGGGTTTGACTCCCCCTCTGAATGGGCAACCGATTTCCATGAACTTCCGTCGGGGAACCTTCTAGTCCTCGGAACCTTTGCCGATGCCGGAGGAGTCCCGAACACACGGGGGGCGGCGGTATGGACCGGATATCAATGGCAAGCCATCAGCGATGCTCTTGATGAGGGAGGGCCGATACGAGTCGGTGCCGGGAGACAGTCGCAACAAGTAGACAACGGGATGATTGTTGTAGCCGGATCATCTCAATTCGGGTACGGTCGATGCCGGTCCTATCCCTCCCGTGTGGGGTGGATCCAGGGATCCTCTTGGGTCCCGTTTGGGATTGTTGAAAACATGTCAAACACTCTAGACGTAACCACCGTCTGTGCTCGTCCAGGGGGGAGAGTCTTCATTGGACGAGCGTACAACCTTCCCGTGTCGGTGCCCAACCGGGTCACATTCACCTACCCCGGAACGGCTCCCGCCTTCCCCGTGTTCCGTCTTACGGTCGGGAGATGGCCGCCTGAGCTGAATTATGCAGCTTGGTCTTGTCTATACTACATCCGGAACCTTCGAACCGGTGAGACATTGTACTTTGACGACTTCATCCTTCGAGATGAAACGGTCATCGTTGACTTTCGTCAGGGACTCCCTCGAGTGGTAAGCTCCCGTCGAGGGGACCAATCCGACAAGATCCTTTCTGGATCTCTCGTAACAATTGTCCCTGGAGAGAACACCATCGAAGTCCTTGCACGTGAGGTCTCGGGGTTCCCGGTGGCTTGGACGGCATGGTGGTCAATTGAACACAGTCACTTAGGGGGAGCGGTATGGCAGTAGAGTACGAAGTGCGAATTCTCGACTGGAACGGTCGTGTCCTTCCTCGAGGAGTCATCCCACTAGCTGATATTGACGGTCCAGCTCTGTCATTGGACGTTGGTCTGGGATTGGTCGGGACGGGGATCACGGGAACCTGTGAGGTCGGGATCAACGATCTTGATCTCTTCAACCAGCTCAGGAAAGACTATCGAATAGCCGTCTACCGTTCAATCGACGGTGGGCCCGAAGTCCTTGAAGCTAATGCCGAATTCCTCATCCGATGGCGACGAATAACGTCAAATGGAGCCCGAATCCGTGGGGTCCATGTCAATGCCCTCCTTGACAGTCGATTCGTCCTCTACAGTGCTGGAACTCCGTTCACCCAGAAGTCGGGGAAGGCTTCCGATGTTATCAAGGCCTTTGTCCGAGAGAACCTCGGGGGAGGAGTCTCCCCCACAAATCGAGACGGAGATGACACCGGGGTGGACATTTCCTCCCTTCTGAGCATTGCTGGGAATTCCGGTGCAGGCTCGAATGTGTCCCTCAGCCGGACACGGAGGAGGTTGAGTAGGGTCATCAAAGAGATCTGTGATGCATCTGCTGCAAACGGTCAACCCCTCTTCGCCGAAGTCTACTCATCTGGTGGTCGGCTCATCTTCGATGTCTTCCCGTCACAACGAGGCAGGGACCGTCGAGCAGGACGTCCACTGAGTAGGGTAATGGGAAATATCATCGATGCCGAATTGGTCATCGATGAAATCGATGAAGTCACCTTCGGAGCCGTTGGAGGAGCAGGAGAGGGACTCCTCCGATCGATCGGGACTGCTATCGACCGACAACGTCTTGAGCGATCCCCGTTTGGTCGAATTGAAGCTTTTACCGAAGATTCGATCATCGTAGATCAGGCAACCCTGAACCAACGAGCAGCTGCCCTGGTACGAGAGGGTGCCCCCAAGGTCATGTATACTGGGACCATCGTCTCCGTCCCGGGGTTCGTCCGGGGGGTAGACTTTGACTATGGAGACTACGTTCGAATCGAAGACTTTGGCCGCAGCTTCTACGCTCGACTAAATACCCTATCGGTAACGGTTCGTCGGGGGGTCGTTTCTGATGCCCTTCGAGTCAAGGTAGACCAAATATGACACCAGACCTCCTTGCACAGATCTCACAAGAATTCGACCGACTTTGGGCAGCCCTTCGATCACAGCAGCCACCGGAGATCCCGATCTATGTCGGGGCCCGATGCTACCAGACGTCTGCTCAGAGCATCCCTAATGTAACGTTCACCCCGGTAAACTTCAACACTGTTGGCCATGACAGCCACAATGCTGTAACAACGGGGCCCGACTGGAGGTATACGTGTCCTATTCAGGGGATGTACCTCGTAACAACAGGTGTCCTATTCGACGTGGCCTCTTGGGGGTCAGGGACAGGTGCAGTTCTATCTCTCTTCCGAAACGGGAGTCGAACTTCGGATCTTGAACACAGAACCGTCTATTCGACATCAACCATCTATCTACAGATTGCCGGGGCTGCAATGGTCCGATGTAACCGGGGGGATACCTTGAGTGTTCGAGTCTACCACACTCGAGGGTCTCCTACATCAACCCTAACGGGAGAGTTCCACGTCCATATAGCAATAGCTAGAATACCAGGAGTGTATCCATGAACCGAAAACTACTCGCCATTCTTGCTGTCGTCCTCCTCTCCATCCCCTCAGCTTTGGGAGTCTACGCTGTTGTCTCAACCACACGGGGGCAGGTCGCAGGCTGGCTTGCTGCAATCGGGATCGAATTGGCCTACCTTACGGTGGTCACCCTTCAAGTTCCCCGACATCTTCTGAAGTACAGCCAGTGGGTTGCTCGTGTCGGGGTTGCCACAGCAATCGTCCTCAACATCCTTGCCGACTACAGCCTCCGTGTTCCGGGGGTGTTCCAGAGTAGCTCAACCTTTTTATCACAATTTGACTGGGTTTTGTTCCTTTTGAGCGTACTCATCAGCATCCCTCTCCCGGGCCTTGCGTTTGCTATCATGTTACTCCTCCATGAGCTTGAATCTAGTCAGCCAGAGGTTATCAGGGGGTCTATCGATGATACTACGTCTCCTCATCTCGTCACTGCTGATCGTCGGAATCATCGTTCCAGTCGTCCCGTCCCGAGGAGGCCCTAATCGTGAAGTCCCTCCAACTGCTCAACCCGCCGTGGCCACGGGAACTGGCGGACAAGTAGCTCCGACAGCTGTATGGGTTGATGACGAGCGGGTAGAAATCTGTGTTTCAGCCGAGTCAACCGTGTGGAGATCACGGGACGGGGTCTCGGGGTGGCTTCTCTATTCAACCCGTGGGGCCGAGTGTCGACTGTGGCCACCCCGGGGGTGGGTAGACATCCACTATGTCTTCCTACCGGGGGATGTAGTATGCACGGCCCAGCTTGTCTGCAGCCCACCTCTCCCGATTCGATATCGATACCGGATTATTCTACCGATCATCGGTGTACCGTAAACGACGTAAACGAAAGGAGACTCACATGGCCATGCTCCAGGACTTCGCAACTGACATCCGAACACAAGCCATCTTCTGGCTTGTTATCATCGATCTTATCACCGGAGTCATCGCAGCTCTTCGGACGAAGACGTTTGAGTTCTCCCGATTAGGAGAATGGTACTTCGTCAACGTCCTCCCCTTTCTCATCGGCCACTTCATGATCTTCTCACTGACCTACCTCGGAGTTGACCGACTCCCAGAGATTCGAGATCTCTTGTTCGAAACCCTGGTCACCGTGGGTGCTGGCCCAGCGATTTTGTCACTGATCACCTCGATCAAGGAGAATGTTCAAGAAGCAAGAGGGACGGGGACGGAGACAACATGATTCCACACATTCTCGGAGACTGCCTCTCGATCCCTGAATGGATCGAGTACATTCGATCATACTCATTCGGGCCCATCCGACCCGATCGGATCGTCCTCCATCACACCTGGCGACCGACTGTGGAACAGTGGAGAGGGTCAAGGACCCTTCGAGCCATACAGAAGTACTACGGGGGGAAGGGATGGACGGCCGGTCCCCATCTCTTCTGTGCCCCGGACGGGATTTGGCTCTTCACCCCGATGAATCAAGTCGGCATCCATGCTGGGGCGGGGAACGGTTCTTTCTCCCGTGGCTGGTACTCAATCGGAGTTGAGATGGTCGGGGACTATGACCACCAACGACCCAGTGGGAAAGTCCTTGACCACACCTGTGCTGTTTTGATTGGCCTTGAGCAGAAGCTGTCTCTCCAGCTCGATTCGAAGCTCTACTTCCACCGGGACTTCTCACCAAAAACCTGCCCAGGGAGGGCTGTCACACGTTCCTGGGTCCTCTCATCAGTCGAACAATGGAGACACTTACGATGGACGGACTTGACTACTCGACCCTCCTCCGGGAGGGAGGGTGGCTGATCTTCATCCTATACATCGCCATCCGAGATCTAATCCCGAGGCTACTTGACTCGTGGGACCGCCGAGCAAACCAGGCAGAGACCTCACGAGCTGAGGGAGCTCGATTTGCATACAGCTTGACTGAGAAGCAGATCCACTCGTGGGAAAAGATCGCCGACAAGCTCGAACGGGTAGCAATCGCTCTAGCAAGAGTCGAGGAACTTCTCAGCTCACAGCAACGAACGCTGTCCTCTCTTCTCAATTCACAGACAGTGGTCTTGGAGAGACTCGGCCTTCACCGACATCTCTCCCAAGACCTCTCAGAATTAGACGAGTAGTCGAGACAGGAAGTGGTTCAAGGTCACCTGTCGTCGGAGGGACGGGGGGAGACCTTCGAGGTCATCGTCTCCGTCTCGCCAGACAATCCTTCGACCCGTGGTGGTGGTCAACTCGATTGACTCGATCGGGGTGTCAACCTCATCGTCGAGGAGGAGTCTCAGTGCATCCAGGAGACCCCAGCACCAAGCCACCCGAACCCCGTCCTTCTTGAGCCAGCCCCCTCGAGCCCTTTCTCCGGGGACCCACGTGTAGTCCGTCCCGTCCGATAAGACAACTTGGAGTTTCATCGCTTACCTCCGGTCAATTTTTGGGTGAAGTCTGCTGTTCTACCTATACCTTGGATAGGGGAGACTAGCAGACTTCATCGCTTACCTCCGGTCACGAGTGTGGCAACGACCTCGTACCCCCGCTCCATGATCCGTCCTCGGTAGCCAGAGATCATATCCTGGACGACCGTCTTCACCCCCCGTGTCCGGCCAAGGTACTGCTCGGCCTCCTGGATGGCGTTGTAGAGCCCCCAAGCAGTCCCGGCGTAGGCCGGAGTATTCGAGCCAACTCCAGCACCGTCGAAGATCTCCCGCACGGCCTGTCGACGTCGTGTCGTCCAACTTGCATTGAGCTCCCAGGAGCCCAGCCTCTGCTCGGCGATCTCGGGAGGCAAGTGCTCTACCTGTGGGGCCGGTTCAATCGTGTAGACGGTGTCGATTACAAAACTTACCTCGTCTGGCGTGAGTCGACGATCCGCCATGAGGTTGAAGATCTCCGTAAACCGACCCACCCGGTTGACTGCCCGATTGTACAATCCTTCGAGAGCTGCACGAATTTTGATCCGGGCGTGCCGGTCGTGGACCACTCGGTACGACTCTCCTGCGGTGGCCTCAGCCACCCTCAGGGTGTTTGCACAGACAACCCGTTCGGAAACGTTTCGAGCTCGAAGAGCTTCCGTCCCTGTCATCGGGGACACGAAGAGGAGAAAGTTCCTCACCTCGTCCCCCCGAACATCGATTGTGGGGAGCTTGGTGGTAATGTAGAGGGTAGCCCCATCGAACAGTGCCCCCATGGTCTCGACGGGGGCTTTGACAACTTCGTCCCAGATCTCCGCAGCCTCTCTGGGGGGTATCAAGGGGTAGTCGGGGGAGCATGTCCCCAGAATCTTGGGCTCCGGGTCATCGTGGGTGGGGTGTCTTACGATCGCCCCAAGTTTGACCGGGATGCCGCTTGAGGTGTACAGTGGCTCGATTGTCACCTCGTACCCTCCGATCATCTCCAGTGTTTCGACTGCCGTTTGGTCTCGATCGTTGACGATTCCCAGTCCGTGCCACATGCTCTGTCCTCTCGAGTAGAATCTCTCACCGAACCCACCGTGTGTCATAGTTGTCCTCCTGTGGTTGTTGGATTGTTCTCTTACAATTACATTATAATACCGTTCTCGGGCAAAATCAAGAGCCAATTTCGAGTGATTTCACCCAATTTTCACCACAACTGAAGTCTGCTGTTCTACCTATACCTTGGATAGGGGAGATTAGCAGACTTCATCGCAACCCCCACGGGGATGGGTGAAGTCTGCTGTTCTACCTATACCTTGGATAGGGGAGATTAGCAGACTTCACACGACCTCAGAGAAGAGTACGGGGGTCCGAGGAGGGGTCTGGAGAAGCTTCTCCCAAAGCTCGTAGATCTTCTCAATGTGACACCCCGGGAGCCCCCGAAGGCCAACTAGCCATCGATGCCACACGTATCGATCCTTCTCGATCGTGTCTTGATCGAGGGGGAGTGATGCAACATCGATGGGACATTTGGGTGCTCGCCAGTTCCTGGGAGGGAGACGTCGAGAGAGGAGGGGGGTCCCACGGACCGAGTATACTGCATAGTCCGGGAGCTGACGACAATGGGTAGGCAGGTCCCGTCCCTCCGCCCAGAGTCGACAGAACCCCTGTGATGGAGTGACCCCGTCAAGAGAAAGACTGCCCTTGTTGATGAGATAGTCACAACCGTCTATCCGAGGGTCTCCACGGTTGACGTGTACCCACAGGGGCACGGGGGCACCGTTGACGAAGATGGTAAAAGCAGAGGTGTCCTCCGGGGGAGTCACATCGGGGTCAACGAACCAGGTCCACACACGTTCTCGACCGTAACAACAACGTCCACAGGCAATGCACTTCATCCCACGGGAGAAGATCGACGGAGAAAACCCTCCCAACCCACTCCCGAAGGTCCCCCTCCCGACCCCGGGAACAACAAGAGTCAAGGGCTGGGAGAAGAAAATCGAGTATGTACGCCCCCAATCGTAGACAAAGTCATCAAAGTCCGTGGGGAGTAGAGTTCCAATTGTCATACTTCACCTCCCTCACCTCCCTCACCTCGATAGACAAGATAGCTGGGCGGGGCTGTTCGATACGTATCCTCGTCCCAGTCGGGCCAGGTGAGACGTTCAACAGGACCGATCTTGAGACCGAGGAACAGGACCGGGAGGCTACGCCAAGATCGAAGACGAGCTCCCCGCCAGGACCACGTGTACCCGTACCGATCCTCGTTGGTGAAGCAAACAGCCCGTTCCCGGGGGACTCTTGACAAAACATCCGGGCAGTCATCAATCCAGTAGTCGACGGACACCAATTCCTTGGCTTCTGTAGATACGACGGGACACTGGGGGAAATATGTCGACAGCCACTTCATCTTTGCATCGTACGTCCCCGGCCAAACACGAGTGATGATGGTAGGGTTGAACCCGAGAAGATGGAGGGCAAGGACGGCATCCACTGCCCAGGGGAGAGGTCGAGTGGACCGAAAGAGGCGGGGAGTGAGATAGTCGTAGATCTTCTCTCCGCATCGAACATACCGGTGGATCTCGTACGTTAGAATCTTCTCGGGAGTGATGTTGTCATCGTAGTCTCGGTTGTACTTCGACAACCACACGTCGAGAAGGTTCGACAACGTTGAGTCACAGTCAATCCCGATTCTCATGCTTCCCCCCGTAGACCGTGGTAAAGACGTACGAATGGATGACTTCGTGGACAAATCGACGCTTCCGAGACCCAAGCCCGGGAGCTCCTCCGTCGTACGTCCCAAGATTGAGATACCGAATCCCTCGAGAGACAAGATCCTCACAGGCCAAGAAGAGGTTGGCATCAGAAGTCCCCGGACGACCCCCGGGCATCTGTGAATAGTTCAGCGACTTCTCGACCGCCTGGATCCCGTGTCCGGGGGCCCCCGGGTGCGGGAAGATGATCTGGGTACATACCGGGACTCCACCCCGCATTCCCAGATAGTGGTAGCCGTAGGGCCACCGATTAGATACGTAGTCTCGAACGATTGAGAGACGAAAGTGGCGATGGCCGAGGAACGACTTCCACGTAGAGATGACCGAATCGACTTCAGGAGACCCGGGGTCAACGAGTGAATACACCATTTCTCGGCGATCCCGACGAAGATACGTCAAAGCTCGAGAGTTGAAGAACCGATCGGGGGAACGGACAATATCCTCGGTTGAGACAAGGATCTCCTCCGAGACCTTCAACGACCCTTGTGGGTGGAGGTCGAGGAGCTCTTGGGCTGTCTCACGATCGATGTTATTGATGGTGACCGGCCGAGCTGATCGAGCCCCGTATTCACCGGCGATCTCGAGAAGGTCGGGAGCAGTCCCCCGAAGAGCCCAGAGACGAAATCGAGGGGCTGATGAATACCGCTGAAGGACGACACAGAGAGGGTCAACCGAACGCCAGACGAGACTCCCCTGATCACGAGCCATCTCGTAGCATCGAAGGGTGTCAGGAGAGTTGTAGAAATTCGGTCGAGGGTGAACCTGTTGACACCACCATGATCGAGGGGGGAGCCCAGGAGGGAAGTCATCAAGAGTCTCGAGGGACATAGAACGCCTCCTTCGAGATGACACGGGGTGTCCGCTGACACTCGCCGAATGTGAATCGACTTTTGTGGGTTCGAAGACCATCTGTGCCTCCATCAATTGAACCAGCATTGAGATACCGAACTCCTCGATCTCGAAGACATTCAAACTCCTTGACGGTAGACCAATCCGAGACCCCGGGCTTCCCCCCGGGCATCGATGTATAGTTCAAGCCCTTTGAGACAATCTCGAATGCATAGGTCGGGTCTCGAGGCCAACGCTCAGCAAGGATCACCGACACGGGGAAGTTGTCCCGGACACCCAAGAACCACTCTTTCGGGGCGGGACTCTCGAGAGCAAGGTAGTCTCGAACCACGGCCAGCTGACGCTGTTTGGGTTCGTTGAATTCTCGCCAGATGTCGACAACTCTCCGAGACAACTCCACGTCGGGGTCTCGGAGAAAGCACTCTCGCTCCCGTGCCCGGAGTTGACGAAGCCCTCGGGAGTTGAATACCTCGAAGAGATTCGACAATACTCGATCAAGATCGTAAACGGCTTCCCGCTCAGTCATGACGACACCGGGGGAGAGTTGGCAGAATTCCTGGGCCTCACGGTCCTGTAGACCGAAGATAGTCACGGCCCTCAAACTCACCGAAGAGACCCGAACGACAAGATCTCGAAGATCCTGGAGAGACCCTGAGACGTAGACTACCTGCCATCGGGGCTTCTCTCGAAACCGACGGACCAGGATTGCCGAGAGGGTCGAGGTTCGAACCCAGAATGCTTCTCGCCGTGAAATGAGGTAGGACCATACGACAAGCCACGAGATTGAGTGAGGGAGTGGTCCCGAAAAGTCTCGGGAAGATTGATCTTGATAGAAGGTCTCCCAGTCGGTTGACAAGACCCGAGGGAGTGATTGAAGCTCGTCAAGAACTCTCAAACGATCATCGGGCCAGTATCGAATAGATTCTCGAGTGTCGTCTCGAGGTTCCCAACCGGTGATTTGATAGGTACTGGTAGGCCCACGACCGTGTTGACGGACAAGATACCCCATCGATCGAAGACAACCGACAAAGTTCATCCGCTCGATCTCAGGGTTTGCCCGAGGGTTGAGGTGGACAAGGTTCTCGAGGTCCTTCTGAGAGACCCCCTGGAACAAAGCTTGAATTGATGGGCGGTACACTTCTCCCATCTGGGAGACAACTTGATCAACTGTCAGCTCCATCTTTCACCTCAGTCTTACAGCTAGGACAATACCCCAGACGAATCGATGCAGCCCTCTGCTGACGATTTCGAAGGGGCGCCTGACAGTGTGGACATCGAATGGATGTGTCCCCCGTGCCTCTCTCTCCCTCCTTCTCTCCCTCCTTCTCTCCCCCATCATCATCGTCATCAGGGATGGGGATGGGGACCGGGAGAGGGGGTGGTGGGAGTGACGGGATCCGGACGGGTGAGACTTGACCAAGCTGAGGGAAGACGGCCAACGCCGGCCACTCGGTGTCAATCGGGATAAGATCACCCCCCTTCCTCCGTGCCGCCCCACCGAGGTAGATGATCACGTCAAAGCAGTCACGGAGATCCATCTCACCGTAGAGACCGATGCTCGCCGCAGTGTCGGTGTGACTGGCAACAACTGAGCACACCCCGAACTTCCGACCTTCGGCGAGGATCGTTCCCAATTCTCCTCCGATGCTCGGGACGGCACGGACCAACGACCTCCACTCATCACCGAAGAGGGTCTCTCGAGAAAAGCCTCCCTCAAAAGCCCGTCCTCGGGCAAGCTCCTTGGCCCGAGAGTCGATCAACTTCACCAAGTCTCGAACGGAAGACTCGATCTTCCCGTACTCACGACCAGCACCGATAATCTCTGCCCTCCCCCACTTCCCCGGATAGCCGTGGGGGTCAATCGCCCGCAGACCACCGGAACGATGTTGGGTAATATACAGCAACACGGTCGTCTTGCCAGAGCCTTTGGGCCCCACGACCCAGATATTGTCCAAGTCGATGAGAGACCGAAGGGAGAGAGTCGGTGAGGAAGGGGTCGAGGACCATGACTCCACCGGCTCTTTCTTACTCACACCCACACCTTCACTTCCCGTGGGTTCGGCCGGAGGCGGGGGTCGACCGGTCACAACCCAGTATGCACACCATTCAACGGATGGCAGCAGAGATGTCCGGATGTAATGTCCCATCACCCCCAGAGTCCATCGGATCCCAACCCGAACGACACGGGGGAGGAGGTACCACACTCCGATCACGAGAATGGCAAGGTACCACAGAATCTCGACTGTTTCCCACCACATCATGACCGCCACAACCTCACGGGAAGCCAACTCAGAATCACCCCGAGAGTCAACGATAAGATGAAGCCTCCAAGGGTGACAAAAACGGTGTCATCGTCTAAACGAACGGTTGTCACCACCATCGGTGTCCCCCCGCCCAGACCGAGCAACCCCAGGATGACCGTAATCGGTGGGAAGGAGAGGATCCGGTCGGCTCGGGGCATGATCCCTGCAGCGTTGATGAGAGAGTCGACCAGGATGGCAACCCACCCGAGGACGTCGGAGTGACGACGTCCATCGAAGATGAACAACTTGAGTCCGATAAACAGTAGCTCGAGTACGCCGGCCACCAAGTAGATCTCAAGGACCCCGCCCTCGATCCATACCCATTCGACGAACCATACCGTCGTGAGGTACGACCCGACGCCCAGCGTCAAAGCTAGAAGCTTCACCCAGAGACGAGGATGGAACCGAGGTGTTGCAGACACCTCGAGTAGAGGGTCTCGTTCAACTGATGGTGGGAGAGGAGGTCTTGGTCTCATTTCACCACTCCGGGGGAGGCTCGGGTTCCGGATCGGGCGGGAGGGGGTTGGGTCTTGGGCTCATCTTCATCTCCTCCATCAACACCGATGAGTGAATCACCGATATAGTCGAGAATATCCCGGATGTCTTCGTTGTCCTCGAGAGCATGGTCGAACGGCAGGGTCACCCCGGAGACGGCCTTGACCGAGTGGCCGATCTCTTTCAGTGTACGGTCAATTCCGCTTATCAGTGACTGCATCACCGCTGCCAGCTCCTCCCGTTCCTCCACCGTGAGATTGGCGAAGCCCACCAGTGCCTTCTCCTGTGCCCGCAGGAGTGTTGACCGTAGGATTGCAATGTCCGCCTGGGTCTGCAACTCGTACCTCTTCACCAGGTGGGCTTGGCGTACCTGCTCGACTAATTCGTCCGTCGAGACTGGAGCCCACAGCAGGGCGGGAATGACGATGAACCCGATAATTCCGATCAACACCTGCTGGTAGACCAAGTTGGTCTCGGCGACAACCGGCTGTGCTGCCCACCAAGACCACTGAAGTTGATATGAATAATACACGAGATAGATAGCAGATGCAATGATGACCGGGAAGGCCCAGGTGCGGGCATTGACTTTCTGGAGGAGCATACCGGCGGGAGACCACGGGATGAGGAATGTGATGAGACTGGGGGGAGCAAGAACCAGGATGGCCGTGAAGGCGATCGCAACCACTCGGTTCTCGGTCAGCATGGATTGTACTCCCCACCAGTAGATCGCCGACCCGCCCATTGAGACGGTGGCGAGGATGATCAGGAGTGTCCTCGCCGTGAACTCAAATGTCCGGGATCGGCGACGTTGCTGTCGGATCATGTTGAGAAAATTGGACACGATCACACCTCAGACCTCGAGCTGCCACGGGATCGTAGTACTCACCCGAACCCACTCCCTGCCCCGGACCTCGTAACAGCTGGTGTACCAGCCGCTTCCCCCGGGGATGCACACGGTGCACACCGTGCCTTCCGGGAGGTGGTCCGGTGGGGGGAGCTCATCCCAAAAGAACTCGTTTCCTACGAAGTCAACCCCCCGTGGTCCCTGGAGGGGGTGGATCCTCAAGGTCCCATCGCCGTCCACATAGCCTGAGTATTCGATTGTCCCGTCAGTTGTCGTCACCCGGTATTCAACTGCTGTGATTGTCATTGCTATCTCCTTTCAGCTCTAGCTCTACAGGATACTACACCTCAAGCTCCGCTGGGACCGTGTGGCTTATCAGAGCCCACTCCCGGCCCAACACCTCCCAGTCCCAACTGCTGCCATCAGGGCTGCATACTGTGCAACGGGTGCACTCCGGGAGGTGGTCCGGTGGAGGAAGCTCGTCCCCCTCTGGCCCCGTCAGGGGGTGTACCCACAACGTTCCGTCATCGTCCACATAGCCTGAGTATTCGATTGTCCCGTCAGTTGTCGTCACCCGGTATTCAACTGCTGTGATTGTCATTGCTATCTCCTTTCAGCTCTGTATCTGCGGGGTACCAATACACCTTCGTTCCCCCTCGCCGAGGGGTCGGCGGATCACGTCGAACGAGCCCTCTCTCCAGAAGTACTTGAAGTTGCTGTCTCGTCGCCACGAAATACTTGGGCACCGGCGGGGAGAGTCGAGCAACGATTTCATGTATCCGGAGTCCCGGCTCCCGTCGGAGGATCTCCAACACCTCCTTCTGTCGGGCCGGGAGTTTGGGATCAACTTGACCGTACATCGTATCACCTCCTTTCTGGGTCAACTTCTATTCTTCACCACTATTATATTACCTTTTCGGGCCATAATCAATACCCCAATTTGCAGATTTTCGCACCAATTTTGTATGAATCTCAGGTTGATGATTGTTTAGATTGTTTAGATTGTGTGTTTTACCTTATCCGTCTAAGGAGTCTTTTTTGTCCCAGAACTG